CAACAATTTCACATTCATGATCATATTATTGTTTATCAAGTATTGCATGAAATAATAAAGCAATGTTTGCACCGCTTGCAACAGTAAACAATTCAAATTACAACACATATTATAGCGATTATGCGAGTGTGTATGCTTCTTGTTTGGCTCGTGCCGGTGGTCATTATAGTATTGGTGCTTTTGCTGGTGCTTTCTGTTTGTATGTGAGTGATTCCGCTTCGAGTTCGTATGCGGATATCGGTTCTCGCTTAATGTTCCTTTAAACGAGCGATAGCGAAGTTCCCCTTTCCCGCCGTTTATCGGCGGTCAACCACTTCAACTCTGCCGAAGGCTTTTACATCATGCAAATAAAAAAATATGAAAATAACGATCAATATTGAAAAAGAAGAAAAACAACCAATTGAATATGAATTGGATTGTTACGGTCAATGGAGTAAAACGGAATATTCGGAAGATGAAGTAATAATAAATATTCATGAAAAAGAAGAAGATAAACCAAAAACAAAATATGAAAACAAAAAAGGAATGGGGTATTAAAGCCCCGTTCCTTTGGGTTATATGGTCGGAAGCGAGTATAAAATATAAACGTTTTCGCCTTTGTTGGCTATACAAAAAAGTGGACGAAACCATGTATAAGCTCAATGGGGTAAGTAACAAAAGCGATAATGCGAATGTGAATGCTTCTCGTTTGGCTCATACCAGTGGTAATTATAGTAATGGTGCTAATGCTGGTGCTTTCTATTTGAATGTGAATAATTCCACTTCGAATTCGAATACGAATATCGGTTCTCACTTAACGTTCTTTATAAATTCCCTATTTTAATTCAAAACCTATGATGTGCTTGATTTTTCCCAAAAGGTGAAATCAAGATGTGTTAAATGATAGCTATATAACCCCGCCTCTTGGCGAAACATAAAATTACTGGGGAGATCGTATTGGTAATTATATTCATATAAACCACTTGGTATTAACAATGTTTATCACTAAATATAATGAATGTTCGATTGTAAAGGAACATTATAGGTAAAAAACAAAAGCATAAATGAAAAGATACTGAAATATTTATGAAAAAATTTATGATCTTGATAATCTTAAAGAAGCACACAAACAAGCAAGAAAAGACAAACAATTATACAGAGAAGTGAAAATGGTAAATGCAAGCGAAGAATATTTCTTAAAGAAAATTCAAAAGCTTCTGAAAGAAAAGAAATATCATATTACAGCAAAAGATTATTCAGTTTCAATAATCCGAGACAAAACCAAATCAAGAGAATTACGAAAATTAAAATATTACCCGCACCGTATAATACAGCGGGCGATCATGTTACAAATTGAAAAATATTTCATGCAAACATTCACAGATTTTACATGTGCAAGTGTAAAATGAAGATGAATGACGCATGTAATGGAATTAATGGACAGATACATGAGAGATAAAGAATGAACGGCGTATTGTTTGAAAATAGATATATCGAAATTTTACCCGAATGTGAATCACAGAATTCTGAAAAAATTATTGAGAAAGAAATTTAAAGATAAAGATTTGTTGAATTTGCTGGACATGATCATTGATTCATTTCCATGAAGAAGGTGATTACCAATTTGAAGTTATTTATCACAATTTTTAGCGAATTTTTATCTTTCATATTGCGATCATCGATTAAAAGAAGTAGTAAGATGTAAATATGTTATAAGATACATGGACGATATTGTTATTTTATGAAAAAGCAAAAAGCGATTAAGATATGTTTTTCGCAGATTAAAATGATATTTGGACGGTTGCTTGAATTTAAGAATTAAACCAAATTATCAAATATTCCCAACTGGTGTGAGATGAGTGGATTATGTTTGATACAGATATTTTTACGGTTATAAATTATTGAGAAAATCAACCGCACAGAAATTCAAAAAGAAAGCATTACACCTAAAAGAAAAACAAGAAATGTGAATTGTTTTTAATTTTAGAGAATGGTGTGCAATGAATAGTTATGTTGGACGAATGTTTCATTGTAATTCATACAGATTATTTGAAAAATATATTGATCCAATAATTCCCAGCATGAACAGATATTATTATTACGAAATCGGAAATAAAAAGAAAAACAAGCTGAAAAAGTATTACAGAAAATTGATTCGTAAGAAATACAAGTCAAGAAAATAAATTTAAAGCTTTGATATTTGACATTCGTGATTATATTATACATGACAAAATTTTACTTTTTATGTAAAGCAAAATGAAATTATCAGCAACAACAACCAGTTCATCAATAGTTGATTTAATTAATGATGATGAAGTATTAGCATTAATTGAAGCAAAAAGAAATGCAAATGAACCAATTGAAATTGAAATAAGTGTTTGATCATGAGATTCAGTTTTTGTTGAAACAATATCAGATGAAGCTTCAACAACAAATTCTTATGAAGTAACAAGCACATTCAGATTTAAAACATATCAATTGGATCAAGTTTTTGTAATTGCAAGTGATAGCACAGATTTTAACATTCAAATCGTTTGATAAAATGGAAATTTCACCAGATACAAGTTTAATTATAAATCTTTGAACGCTTATTGCATGTGCATTCTTTCTTCGGAAATTGAGTGCAAATATTACAAAATTCAAAGAAAAAACTGAAATGGAATTAAAAAGTCACAATGAAAGAATAAATGAAATTGAATCATTGGATTTGAAAGCAATATTGATGAAAATTCAAACGGATTTGGAACGAATAAAGGAAAATATGCACAAATAGAAATAAACGTTGCAGAAAATTTTTTACATTCAATACATACCTAATGAAACGAATTACAAAACTTTCAGTTACAAAATTGGTTTTATTATTGTTGGTATTAACATTAATTGTAATTGAATTATACAAAGTTTTTAAAGGTTCTGAATTAGATCAGATTTTTGTTGATACTGTATTAATGGTTATTTCTTTTTACTTTGGACAAAAAGGAATAAAATACGATAACGTGGATTCAATAATGGAAGAAGAAAACAAGGAATAATTCTTTTATTCCCTATTAAATACGATGAAATGAAAAATAATCATGATCGTATTGATCATATTGATAATTGTGACGGTGTGCAGTATAAATTGGTGCGTGTAATTGATAAAACAGCAACAGACATTCACCATATAATGTGAAAATGCAACAAGCATAAATACAACACCAATATTGATGAAAACAAAGTAAGAATTTCAAGAAGATTACATGTTGCATTAAATGGATTTTTTGGAGACAAACAAAACCCAAGAGATCAATTAAAGCAAGTTTTCGAAATTGTGAAGCCAGTATTGAGTGAATGAGTAAAACAAGAACTTTATACAATACTGTATGAAGCAGATGATGAATTGTTTTACATACCAGAATTATTGAAGAAATGAAAGAAAAAGAAAAAATAAACGATTATGAATACAAACATTTGAGAATATGCAAGCATAACATACAACGTGAAAGTTGCAGAAATTGTTTATTTGAAGTGCTTTGTAGATTAGAATGAAATGATATTCACGATCAAAAGAAGATTTCAGAGCAGAAATGATAAAGAAATTTTTAAATTATAACAATAAAAACATGGAAGAAGAAATTATTTATGGTTGTTTGTGAACTGGTGAAGAAGCAACCGATTATGTTCTTTGTGACGGTGATATTGATATATTGCCAAAGCTTTATAAACAAGATGAAATCAGATTTGAATACAATCAAGCGAATCAAAGTTGGAGTAAAGTTTCATGCACAATATTCAGTGCAATGTGAATGCTTTCAGATTTGATGAATTATGAATTTTCACTTGATGAATTACAAGAAGTTGACGAATTATCATACACAAAATGAAGAATCCGTTGACATGGTTGGTATGTAAAGCAAGCCGTTGATCTTGTTTGTAAATGGTGGAACGAAAAACATGGTGATTTATGAAAAGTTGCATATTACAGAGTTTCAAAATATTCAGATATGGTGGATCAGATACTTGAAAAATGATACACAATAAACGGTAATTTTTGCCCAACAGCAGAATACAGCCAAGATTACAGAAAAGACGCAGTATTGGATTGAACAGAATTTTGAACAAATACCAATGGACATGCAATTGATATAATCTGGAATAATTGAAAAAGAAGCACAAAAGATTCATACAAATGAAGAAAAACAAGTGATTGAAAAAAAGATTGCAACAGATACGAATTAAAGCATAAATTATCAGAATTATCAAATTATGGAATGTGGTATTATGTATTTACAAAGGTTGCAGAAGATAACCTTGAAGAATTAAAAAGATTAAACGAAATTAAAGCAAAAATAAATGAAGTAATGCCAATAAATTCACAATTGCGACATTTAACAAATTCAGAACCTTATAAAAATAAATTACATGAAGCAAATAATATGTTGCGTGAATGGTTGGATTATATCAATTGAGAAATAATAAATCTTTCATAAAAAAAGATTTTGCAATTTGTATGTTTTTTCGTAATATATCTTTGCAAATGTGTAGACAGAACGCAAGTTCTGTTTTCTTTTTTTATCTGAAAAATTAAATCAGACAAAGAAAATCTGAATTCAAGCTTGATTTTACTATTGACAAAAATTAAAATATATACATTGCATAAGTAATGCGTAGAGCCAAATATATTTATTTGTTTATTTTTTCAAAATGAAAAATTTGCTTTATGACTTTTTGCAATATTCCAAAGATATCAATTACAGATCAAGCGACACATTGGTTCATTATAAATACGATATGTTAAAATTTATTGAATTCATGAAATACAAAAAATGAAAATTCGAAATAAACGTTGAAGATGTAAAATTCGCAGATTGTATTGAACGGCTTGAAACATACAAAGAAAACAGAAAAGTTTCAAGAAGCACACTTTCAACATTATCAAATTCTTTACGCCAATTTTTCAAATACAGTGCAATGATCTGAAAAAAATTACAATTTAACGTTGAACAATTACCAATTATTAAAAAAGAACGCAAACCATACGATATGATGAAAAAAGAAGAATATGAAATATTGGTTCAAGCACCATTAATTTATGAAGAATCACCAATACTTGCAGAAAGGAATCAATTATTAATCGAAATACCATACAGAACATGATTACGCCGTGCAGAAATATTACGTTGCAAATTCGAACATTTCCACAATGAAAACCGCCAATTCCAGATATTATGAAAAGGCGGTTATCATGATCGAGTATTTTTTACCGAAGATTTAAGAAATAAAGTTTTGCATTTTGAAGAAAGTATAAAAGAATTCACAAAAAAAAGACCATTCAAAATGGATTTTTTATTTGTTTGATTAGATAATAAAAATCGATGAAAGCCACTTGCACCAAAATATATTAATATTTTATTCCGTAAATATTCCGAACATCTTATAAATGAATGAAAGATTACAAGAGTATTACACCCGCACATGGAACGCCACGCATTCGCCACAAATTGCGTTTATGCTTGATTAAGCCAGCAAGCAACAACACGTTTAATGCGTCACCGTGATCCAAAAACCACTGAATGATATTATCACATGAATGATACATGGTTAAAATCACAATTTGATAAAATATCATAACATATTTTTTTCAAAAGTAAAATTTTTCGAGCTTTTCGGAAAAATCGAATAGTTTAAAAATATAATTCATAACTGTAATTTTTTATTGCAGTAATTTTCTTATTAAAAAAGTGCAAAAAAATTTGACAAATAAAAAATTTTTCTTATACTTGATATTGTCAAACAAGATATTAACACATTTGCTGAAATTTCTTGATCTTGTTATTCATTACTCTAATCGGTTGGATTGTTTCCACACACTCATCATATCGAAGATATCTGTGTTTTAGAGTAGTTTATAATTAAAATAATGGATAAGAATTCTGATTTAAGAAATAAAAAACTTTTAGCTTTTGATTTATACGGAACCTGTATAGATCATCCTTTTAAGGGATGATTATCGTGAGATTTAATAGAAATTATGGAAAAAAATCCGATTACTATGCAAGATGTACAAGAATGAAAAATAGAAAAAGATTGAATGAAAATTAAGATCAGCGATGAATTAATTGAATATATTAGGAATGATATTAAATGAACAATTTTGTTTCCAGAGACTTTAGAGGCTCTGAAATATATTAAATCTAAGTGATATCAAACTGCCGTTGTTTCAAATTTATCTAAAGATTATGCTGAGCCTCTATATAAATTAATTCCTGAATGAATTTTCGATTATGAAGTATTATCATTTGATGTATGAGCAATAAAACCTGATTCAAAAATTTATGAATACTTAAAATCTTTATCATGAATTGATTTTACGAATATAGTGATGATATGAGATAGTTTAAAAT